AATGCAAATTCGCTTGGAGTGTAATTCCCTGTTATGATTGTCATTCCACCGGAGTAATACTGCTCTGTCTCATCCTTATCGATTGGGTTATAAATGAGTAATAGGTCTTCATCTACACTGACTCCTGTCTTTGAAGGGAGGATGTCATGTATTAATTCTCCTACTCCATCTTCAACGAATGCTATTGTCTTGTACCAGTTCAAGCTTCCAACAGGGCTGTTGTTCGGATGCTCGATTATCCTTAATCTGTAATCATCATCAGATTCAATATCCTCTCCACCAGTAAAGGCTAAGTTAGTTACTCTCACACCAGCAGGCAAATCATTCTCGATAAGAGTAATTGTGTCCTTTAATACATTAGTGTACTCTCCATCATATTCACAGACCGCCTCAAGCATCACATACCTTTTATTATTCAAGCTTGCATCACTATTTTCAACTGTGAAGCTTATGCTGTCATCAGTCATGACAACAAGGTCATTCAGGAGTACTGGTTCTGTGAGTGTGCAGACAGTTCCCATTCCCTGGTCTATGATTTGCTCGCTAGTCAAGGCTTCGTCATTGTAATAGATTATGACATATCCTTCGCTAGGGCTTGCTCCATGCCTGTACACTCCAAGGCTGTCCCCGGTATTGTCAAGGAATTCCCCTTCCTGAGTGTGCAGCATGCTCATCAGGTAGTTATCGTTTATTTCTTCCCTTGCTTCCAGGAAAAGCCCTGCAATAGTATCCAACAAGTGGTATGCTTCGCTTCCTTCTGTGAAATCGGTCACCTTTGTAAGGCCATTGTATGAAGCATTGTCATACAGGCTTTTAAGGTAATCTATCACATCATCTTTCTCAATTATTTCCCCATCAAAGGTTTCCAAGTATTCCGTTTCCTGCACCATTTATATCATCCTAATGTGTTTATTTCTTCTTCAAAACCAATTTCGCTACCATCTACAAGCTGCAATATCAGGTTAATCCTGAGAGTGTCATGATCAACCTTTGTGATTTCGTTAGTGATGATACTGTATACTCTAGGTTCCTCGAGCATACAGTTTTGTATGTACACGCTTAATTCATTTATCAACTCCGGTGTTGTTTTTTCACCGAGTATTTTGTGAACTTCGCTTCCATACTCTGTGTCGATTGTCGGATATGTGCCTAAGCGTGTCATCAGCCTGTTATGTATTGCTTGTTCTGCATTGGATAATTCTGTAACGAGGCCAATATCTCCAGAGCTTGTTAATAAGCCTTGGCTATCATAATCGGTTCCATAGATTTCAGTATCGACCATAAGTTATCACTTCTTACTCTTTTTACTTGTTTTCACATTCACTATTTTTGTTCCGTCGACTTCCTGTTTCATGTTCTGACTTACATCATAGGTCTTGCCTTTATACTTGTTGTACATATGATATCTTTTGACTCCATCAAGGCCTTCGTATTCTGCTTTGATGATGTCAACTGTCTTTCCTGCTCCCTTGCACATTATATAGAACAGCCAGCTAGCATCCACACAATTATATGTTTTCTTACTCCAACACTTCTCCGCACTTTTTGCTCCGAACTCTGTTTCCTTTTCAGAAGATACCTTATGGCCTATGTAATACTTGTATTTGAAGCCTGCGGTTCCTCCGGCTTCCTTGACTTTCAAGTATTTGTAGATCTTGGAGACGCTTCCAAGTTCCTGGCCTTTCAGCATTATCTTCTTGACTGCAGAGGATTGTTCGTTGAAACCTCCAATCTTCGGATTAATGCTTGAAGGCTTGCCTTTGAATGGGTTTTTCTTGTTCCTGTTTGTAGCAACGATTTTCCCATTCTTGTCGGTTATGATGTAATCTCCATCATAGGCCTCACCGAGAACCTGGCTTCCTTGCACAAGGTCAAGGCTTAGCTTCTGGCTGTCGATGTCAAGGCTTGCAGACTCAACACTCAATGTCTTGTTGTTAATGTCTTTGAACCTTTTTCCATCATCAAAACCTTTGAAATTAAGGCTTAAAAGGTCATCTACGGTAATGTCCAATGATGCAGGGACTTCAAGTTTTCCCTTGTATTCCTTCCCAGTATTTATTAAGCTTTTTGCCTTTTTCTTGGCTTCGGCCTTGGAAAGGTTGCATTTCTGTTTCTGTGTCTTGCTTCCTGCAACCTTGACTTTCTTATTAGTTGATGCTGTTGCAGGGGTAAGTTTGCCCCATGATTTACCTGCGTGTGTGTCTTGTCCGCTAACACAGCAGAAATCAGCATCGCATCCTCCTCCATAGTGTGGGGGATGTCCGTTTCCACAAGTCAATTCGGCTTCAGGAGCCTTTTTAGGGTTGAATGTGAGAGTTCCGCTTCTCTTGCATAAGGGACAGTAGTTTTTCCAGGTTTTCTCATGTATCTTATAAGCATAGCCTGGCTTTTTTGGGTATGCTCTTGTTGTAATCGTTTTCTTATCTGCACTATAGGTTGCTTTCTGCCCTTTCAATACTTTTGCCATGATAATTCATCTCCTAGCAATTGAATCTGTTAGGGTCGTAATGGTAGGCCCAGTGTGCACCATTTCCCCAATGACCTCCCCAGCCACGTCTGGTTACTGTATCGGTAGGGAACCATTTACCATTCAGTTTTGTTTCAGGGAAGAAATGTCCGTTTATATGATTGCACCTTACAGTTAATCCCACACTTCCTGCAAGGCTCATGTACAAGTGTGTTTGGTCTGCACAATTGCCCGCTCTTGCATTGAGTGTGCCTAATGCTCCTTTCTTTGTACAAGCATAATAGGAGTATTTGATATGGTTTCTCATCCAATTGAAGATTGCTCTTGCTTTTGCCTTTTCACCTTTTGTAGTGCCTACAATGGATTGTGCCTGCTTAACAATCTTGCTGTTTATGTTATACTTTTGAATGAAAGCAGCACCATCCGTATTAGTGTTCGCAGTATCTGTTGAACTTGTTTTTGTTTGAGTTATATTCTCGGTACAATCAAAAGGGTCTCCTTCAATATAACCCCATGTGGCTATCATATCCTTTGAGGCAGTAGCGGATGATTTAGTTGCTCCACTATATAATACCCTTCCTACTGTAACTACATCATCCGTACTGTACTCATCATCATAGTCGATGATCATGTTGGTTCCATCACCGGTTGTGCTGAACTTGTAGCCTTGCTCTTTATTGATGTTCTTTCCAAAATGCAAGACCCCATCTATATCAACATAACACTCAACAGGGTTTCCGGCTTTCCATTCAAGATACTGCAATTGCCTTGCGATTTCCCATATGCTTTTCTTCTCCCATTTAAGATATGAGTGTTTGTTTGTTGTTTTTGTTAAACCTGAAGTCACAAGATTGTTAGCGTCTTTTTTCAAAAGCTTCTTCAGCACATTTGAACTGGTCATGTTGCTGTAGCTTGCACTATTTATCTTTGACAAGTAGAGTCTGAGATAGCTTACACAATCATACTCATACAAGCCTGTGATTGTTTCTTTGGTCTTGTATATTTGGCCTCCGAATCCGTATTGTTTGCCTCTTGGATCTTCGTATCTTATTCTTGTTCCATGTGGCAGGGATTGGTTTGTCTTGAAGCTGAATGTGTTTGCTTCATTGGACTTGTAATCAAGTTTTCCATCAGCGAAAGGGATTGTGTGGAAGCTTGTCTCTGCAAGTTTCGGAGTGTCTGATGCGTATAATTTGCCAACCATATTACCTCACTTCTTGCTTTTTTTCTTTTTACTGGTGATGTTATACTTCTTACGCCAGTAATCCCGTGTTACCTTGTCCCATTGGCCCTTGTTGGACTTTGTGACCTTAATCTTGTAGGCTTTCTGAAGCTTATTGACTTCCTGCTTAGTGTACTTTAAGTAATCTCCGTCAATCTTGTAGCCTTTGTAGTAGCCTTTTTTCTGCAGGAATTTTTGCAAGTATTTGACGCATTTCTTTCCAGTTTGTCCGTATTTGAGTGTTCCGCAATCTGTCAGCAAGCTTGTTATGTAAGTAGCTGTTTTCTTTTTACTGGTCTTTTTAGAGGATGAGGATTTTTTCTTGCTTGTTTTCTTTGTAGCGGATTTGCCTATTCTTTTGAATGTGGTTTCCACAATATTCGGTTTCACATACTCTGTGAACTCCCATTCGACCTTATAGGAACCGTTGAGTTGTTTCTCTTCCTTGTAACTGGTCAGGTAATAGTTGCCGTTGACATTCATGTCATCGGCTCCTATCAGCACACCATATCGGTTAGTGTAATCTGTTTCAAGTTTGCGGTACTCGGCCAGGAGGCTGGTATCATTAGGCTCTACAATACTGTTGAATGTGATGACTATTCCATCGCTTGATATGTACTCGATACTGTTACTGCTAGGGTTTCCAACAAAGGTATTGTTTGCATAATTCCTTTCCTTGTTTTTATGAATAGGTTCAAGAATGTGTCTTATTTCCACACCTGCAAATTTAATCTCCGCCATATTATATTCCCCGTACTATTCTTTGTTTGTAGAGTTCGTCATTCAGCTTTCTTACAATGAAATCTCCTGCGGATTCCTCGATTATTCCACTGAGTTGGATGTTGGTAGTTCCTCCTGTGGTGTTGCTGATGTTTGTCATCAGATTGCTATTTGCAAAACCACTGCTACCACCAGATACTATTCCCGCACTGCCTAAGACAACACCGGCACTTCCAGGAATAATGCCTGCGCTTCCGGCAACACTATTAAGCATATCCCAAGCCTTTTTAATATTGTCAATGATTGGTTTGATAGTGTTGTATGCCCTGCTGAATGGTGCTGTTATGGCATTGCTGACGCCACTCATTGCAGAGGAAATTGTGCTTCTTACCTTGCTGAAAGCGGAAGTTATTGCAGAAACTATCTGTCTTGCCCTTGTAGTAGCCATATTCCATCTTGTGATTGCAGCCAGGATAATCCTTTGCACGGCACCGAAAATCGCACTGATTGCTGGTGAAAGCATGCTGAAGACCTGGCGGATTCCATTCACGATCATAGTCACATTGTTAATTCCTTGTGTGAATAATGCTGCAAGAATGGATATTATGAAATTGAAAACCGCTCCGAATATCTGTTGTACTGCAGGCACAAAAGTCATCAAATAGGCTATGCCTTGTTGAACGAAACTTATTATAGGTTGAATTGCCTCCATGAATGCACCAATCAACCCTTTAACACTTGCTATAAGGTTATCAACTGCTTGCCTTACCTGTTCATTATTATTGTACAAGTAGTACAGTATTCCAACCAGTACAAGTATTGCGGCAGCCACTGCCAATACCGGCCATAACAGACTCATCTCTGCTCCAGCCAATGTAACTGTAGGACCTATCGCTGCAATCTTCGCAGTTGTTTCCGCACCTAAGGCAGTAGTGAAAAATGCTTTCACGCTTGCACCTATTCCTTCAGCTGCAGTACTCGCGCTAATTGCAGCACGCAAGGTTTCGACCATACCGGCTATCTTTTCGGATTCCTTCAAGGTATTATAGAACTGTGTTAATGCATTGAAGTTAAGGGCCATTCCACTAATCTGTCCGAATGCTCCGACAATACTGCCTAAAGGCTCGATTACAGGAGCAAGTGATACTGCCATATCACGGAAAGCATCATTAATCCTTTGAGTTATGGTTAAGTGGTTTCCTCCAGCTGCGGCCATCTCATTAATATTGTTGGCATATTGGCTTGTTGTTTGGCTTGCATTTGTCAATGCTCCGGCTTGCAGACCGAGTTCCTGTTCCATCTTTGACAAGTCACCATTACTGTTTTTCAAAGCTTCAGACAATCCGCTTAATGCAGCTCTTCCACCACCATATTTTTTAGTAGCAGCTACAATTGCTACGCTTGATTGATCTACATTCATTCCAAGCTCGGCGAATTGTGAATCAAATCTCTTCAGGAATGAGTAATAGTTCTGCATTCCTCCGACAGTATTGGCTGAAGCATATCCTAATGCTCCGAATGCACTGCTTACATTGTTCATATCAACTCCCAGTACAGAGAGTTCATTTGCCATCCCTGTAACGGTTGAAGGGTCAAGTTGCAAAGCACTTCCAATTGATTTTAATCCTTTGGCACTGGTTTCAAGGTTCTCACTTGAAACTCCTATCTGGTCCAATGCCTTTATGTATTGGAGCGCTGAATCTTCGCTAAAATTAGCACTGCTTAATGATGTGGTCATCCTTGTCAATTCATCAGCGCTTACTCCTGATTGGATTGATAGCTTGTCTATAGTGGAAGTTGTGCCTGCAAGGGATTCTGATAATCCTTCCAGCTTGCTTCCTATGTTGGAAATCTTATCAGCGATGACTGTCAAGCTTGCGATATCCATTATTGGTGTGCTGCTTGTTTCCTCTTCAGTTTCCTGGATATCGAAGAGTTTCTGTGTTATCTCATCCAGTTCAGATGGGTCTGCATCTGGCCGGATTACTCGGTTTCCTGTTTCCTCTTCCAGTTCGGTCATCTGTTGGAGTTTGGTTATTAGCTCATCAAGTGCAGAGGCATCTGCATTTGTCTTTAATTGTAATTGATATTCAGCCATTTAATTTCCTGCCTCCACATATAAAAAAAATCATCATTTATAGGTTTTTAATAGATTGCAAATGGTTTCTGTTTTAAACGGAAATCTATAATCTCTTTGGTTATCACTGCCCATGCTAACTGTTGAAAAGGTGTGCTTTTCTTATAATCTTCAAGGGAGAGCGATATTATTCCCTGGTCGAACATTTTAGTCAAATGACTTAATTCTCCAGTCTCATAATTCAATGCCTTACTCAAGAAAGGATTTTGCCTTTTCCATGTCTTCAGGAGTGGCTTCAATACCACTTATCTCGTACACTCTTTCGGTCACATCCTTTGTGAAACCTGCAGGCATATGTGCCATCAGTATTTCAATACTGTTATCAGAGTACGGTTCTCCTTTCTCATTGATTAAGCATTTTCTCACGATTAATTCGTTGAGTTTGACTACATCATTCTTTGCTTGTGTGTATATCTGCATGAAATCAGATTGACTCAACGGTTGCAGAATGAAATCATAATCTTCACCCTCATAAGTCAAGGTGAATGTTTTCTTGAACTCATTGTTCATTATCTTCTGTTCAGTTTCCGCTAATAACATTTCTAAACTTTTATTTGCCATATCTATCAAAACCTAAAATCTGTTGTTTGTTAAAAAAATAAAAAATAGAAAAAAAGGAGACTAAAAAGAGTGTTTAGTCTCTTCTTGCATCTTCGTCTAAGTCTTCTGCAGTGAACTTGATAGTTTCAGTTGTCAAACTGTCCACACTCAATTCCTTGCTGTAACTGTCAATCAAGCAACGGAGGAAGATTTGAGTAATAGTGTAAGTTGTGCCGTCATTGCCTCTGACTGTCTCCTTTACAGTGATTTCCTTCTTGTTGACTTTCATATCCTTGAGGATGTTGCGAAGTTCAAGGTAGGATTCCACATTAGGAGCAATAAGTTTACTTATTTCTACACTGTATGAGGTTTTTGCCATTCCTGAAACAACTGGTCCATCAAAGGTGTCTTCAGTGCTTAAACTGGTATTGTCTTCAATCTTTACAGAAGTTCCTCTACCGACGGTCACACCGTCAATGATAATTATCTTATCTGCCATACTTTTTCAACTCCTTATTGTACATCATAAGTCACATTAGCGTTAATGCAAGTGACTACTCCATCAAAGACTATTTCCTCAATATTGACTCTCACACAATCACGGTTAACTTTCTCAACACTGTAAACAATATCATTAACAAGGCCTTGGATGTCTACAACATCATGTTTAATCCTTGCAAGTCTTTGTTCAATAGCATCAAGGGTGATCGGATTGTTTCTCTCTCCCAGGTAATCCTCAAGGTTGAAAAGGTTAATGATGTAATTGATTGTTCTTTCCATGTACAAGTCCAAGTGTAATACTGTTCCATCAGCTGCAGTTACAGTATGTGGTAACCTACTGTTGACGATAACAAATTTCTTCTCTGCACGGTTCAAACATTTAGCTACAGGATAACCTGCTTCAACAAGTTTGTAACCTAAATCATTTTCTGCGAAAGTCAGTTCAGGAGTTACTGCTTCAACACCTTCAAGGGTCTTCATGGTGAAGCTAACATCCACTTTTCTTTCCGCAACAAGTCCGCAGAAATATGCAGCAGTTTGAGCTACAGATAATACTGTATCATTTACGGTGAATTGCTGATGTACTAATCCGAAAGTTCCACCGTTTGCAAAGATTGCAGAAGTAGTAGTATATTCCTCCGCACCACTACGGGTAATAGGTGCGATAAGAGCTACAGGATGGGAAGATTCAAATCTGTCAGCAATGTAAGCTTTTACAGCTGTAATGTTTGCATCAGTCAGGTCATATGGTATGAATAAAATATCATAATTCTCTTCAAGGGTAGTTGCAGCGGCAACTATCTCTGCACCGGTAGGGCTTCCTGCAGTAGAAGGAGCAATGTCTTTAATGATTACATCTGTTGCACCTCCACGGAAGAGACTGTCAAGTATCTGGTCACCTGCAGGACTGCTTGCAGTGATTGGTGTGTTAACAGCTTCCCTGATTGCTTCAGCATAACTGCTTACACTGATAGGAGCGGTTAAGGTTTTACTGAATTCGGCCACTACTGCAACTTTACCTGCTAACCCTGCTGCACCTTTAGGGACATTGTCCACTTGAGTAACGGTTATTTTTGGTATGATTGCCATAATTGTTATTCTCCTAAGTAATTTTGTAATAATTTTTCTGTTTGTTCCAAGGTTTTTGGATCATCATCCAAGCTTGCCATGAACCCTATCTTCAGGTATTTGTTCAGGTCAAGGTTTTCCATGTATTCCTGGAAGTTGAATTTCGCCTTGGATTCTTTCTTTTCTTTTGCCATAATCTTATCCCTCATTTTATGTCTATATCTTCAATGCTTGTTCCGCAATAATTGCTGATTTCCTCAGCATCTAGCAGGCCGTACTCTTCCTCTTCATCAACATAAACCAGTAATGTAATCCCTTTAAGGGTGTATGTGCTTCCGTAATCGAAGGTTTGATTACCGAAGCTGATATTCCTGCTTCTTAACTCTGGGTTATTCTTTAATTCTTGTTTTATGTTCTGGATGAATGTGCGTAGTATCCTGCTTCCTTTTATATAGTCGGTTTGTTTGGTTTTTACATAGATGGAAACTAAGGTATTGTAGATTTGCCCGTCGAATAATTCGGTTTTCGGTGAAAGGCTTACATTTGCTATGTAGATTGTATTGTCCTCTTCTGCAGGAACACTACGGTCAATGAATTTAACATTGCATAATTGGAGTATCTCATTATCTGTATTCCTAAGGATATCATAGATAAGGAAATCAGTAGTATAAACAGTATCTGTCATATTATCCCTCCATTATCGGATTCAGTATTTCATCAATATAGGTTTCTTTAGTATTGTCTACACGGTCTATGCTGTCTTGTATGAAAGGGTCGCCAACGTATTTCTTGCTACCATATTCTATAGTGATAGGGTATGGGAAACCGTTTTGTGGGTTATGTGCGCCGGTTCCTACAACAGCATAATTGTTGCCTTCCTCCCATATCTGGGTACTGTTAGCCATATTCCCTGTTACACGGTGGTTACTCCCTATGTAATCCTTTTGTTCTTCTACAAGTTCCTTTGATAATGCGAGTGACAAATCCTTTTCGGCTTGTCTTAAATCACCTTTCTTGTTATCTAACTCTTTGATGATATCATCGAAAAGGCTACCTGTAGGGTCAGATTCCAAAGCACTTATTATTTCATCTAACCCTGAAGTGTCTATTTCCACACTAACACGAGTACCCATTTCAGGGATATAACTACCGATTGGCAAATCCTACTCCCCCATCCTTCGGATTATACTGTGGAATCCTTGTACCTTTTGCAGGATGAAAGGAGTCAAGCCATTGACTGCCTGCTTATACAACAAACCGCCATAGGATTGGATGTAAGTGTCTTCCATATCCTCATTGCTGACTCGGATATTGTATTTGTTCCAAAGGTCACTGGCAGTCCATACGCACACATACTTGCAGAAGAGGTCTCCTTCAACTGTAGAAAGTGTGTCAATGTTTAAACGATTGGTAAAGGTCAAGGCCTTGTTTAATGCGAAGTCATAAGCAGTTTCAATCTCATTATCAGTTATGACCTTGTTTGCACTATTGGTATTGAACTCTTCTTCTGTTACGAATGGATCAATACTAGAAACATCCACTTCTTGTGTATTTGTTTCTATTCTCCATCCGTCCAGGTAGGATAAGATTAATTGTTTCCTTTCCTCATTAATTGTTGCATCATAAGCAGTCAAAGTCATGATTTCTCACCATCTACTAAATAAAAAAAATAAAGGAAAAGAATGTTTAATCCTTGTCAACGGATACATTAAGGGTTTCTGTTTCACTATCAACAGTGAAATCATCATAACTCTCCAAAGCAGTATAACCACTTGGAGCGGTTACAGATACCTCATATGTACCATATGGGACATTGGATAATGTTGCACCTCCAGCCGCACCGGTGTTTCCAGTAGTGAAAGTAACAGTACTGTCAGTTTTATCAGTGAGTGTTACTTTAGCACCAGCTACTGCTGCTGGAGTGGTTTCTGTGTCTTTCACGGAAACGGATATTGTT